TAACCAGAAGAAGTTTCCATATCATACCCTTTACGTCGCTCCGCAGGAGAAGATGGACGAGGTGGAGGACTTCTCGCAGCCTTACGGGCGTGCGCATGTACTACACCCGGAATTGGACGAAAACGGCAATCCCGCAAGCCAGGGTCAGGGCGGGCAGGACTACGGCAAAGGCGACGGCCAGGACAAGCGCAAATCGGCGGAATGCGTGGTGCTATTCGTTGGCGGGCATCGCACGCATCCCATCGTCATTTCCACGCCCGACCGGCGTTACTATCCGCATGACTCGTCGCTCGACCAACAGGATGGGCAGCAGAGCGGGCAAAGTGGGCAGAGTGGGCAGAGTGGCGGTGCGCAAGCCGCGCTGGCAGACGCCTCCTCCGGGCAAAGCGGCGGCCAGCAAGGCGGCCAGCAACAGCTAAAGAACCTGCAGCCCGGCGAATGGTGTCTGTACGACGACCAAGGGCATCAAATTCATTGCACGCGCGGCGGCATGACGATGTCGATGCCGAACGATAAAAACGTCACGGTACGGGTAATGCACGCCAACGCCGGCACTCCCGGCAAGCCTAGCACCGATGTGCAATCGTATAAGACCGATCCGGCCAAGGACGTGGCGCATACCTTCACCATGAACAAGGGCGGCATCGCTATGGCATCGAAGGGCAACATCGTTCACACCGTGCTCAACCAGGACGGCAGCACCAAAAGCTCGATGACATTCGACGGCACCGGGGTGACCTGGAATATCGACGGCAATATCACCAAGCAATCGTCCGGCGACAACAACCAGACGGCGGGCGGCCAGCTTGGCATCCAGGGTAATGGCAATGTCAAGATTGCCACGGGCGGGAAAATCCATACCGACCTGGACGACCTCACTCAGACAGCCACGCTGCGCAGCCTGGGTGAGGGCGGGCCGCATCCGAAGATGCGATACAAGATAGGCTGATGGCCCGCGTTCCCCGACTTTTGCCAATAGCCGGCACGTTAGCCGCTGTCGAAGCCGGCGATACAACCGAATTTTGGTCGACCAACCCAGGGCTGATGTCGGTCGCTTTGGCGACCGCGCCTCCGGTCTCAAGGGTGGCGAAAGCAACCGTTGACTTATCGGCGGCTGATAGCAACGATGTGGAGATCACTAACCCTACGCCCAGCAACCCGATCACCATCACTTCGCTCGGCACCGGCGTTCCGTGGGTGCGAGTCCACGTCAAGTTCATGGACCCTAACATCACGGTCAACATCCCGGCGGTTCCGACAAAGCTCTATCATCCCGGTGATATATCGATCTTCCGCGCGTTGGTTGACGGTAGTTGGGTCGAGGAGTCCATCGTCTCGCCGGTTGGGTCGGCAGCCGCGACTCAATACACGACATCGCAGACCATCACCATCCGAACCCCGCGCGCTAAGGTAAGGATGTGGGGCGGCAGCGGCGCATCGGGAGCTGGCAGCAGTCCAAACTTCTATAATTCTAATAGTGGGTCACCGGGAACCGGCGCAGGCGGTTATCTGGAAAAGTTCCTGACCGGGCTCACGGTGGGAAACACACTCGCCTTCACGTGCGGCAATCCTGGTGCAGCCACGACTGGAATAGGCGGCAACGGCACGGCTTCGATCTTGGCGAGCGGCACGCAGACAATCGCCACGCTGACGGCAAATGGAAGCAATGGATCGCAAGCAGGGAACGTGGCCGGCAGCGCAGGTGGAACGGCAACGGGCGGGGACCTCAATCAAACAGGTCAGACGGGTGGCAATGCGCCTCCGATCTATGACACGCCTAGTGGCCCTGGTACTGCTATCACTGTGGTCGGATATTACTCCGGCATAGGCGGGCGAAACGGATTGGCGAATGGCGTTGACGGTGTGTATGTAAGTCCCGGCAATCACGGCAATCCGGGCGGTTTGATCATTGAGTGGGTAGCATGACCGACATCCGCATTGTTTCGACCTTCTCGTTTACGCTTACGCCCATCATTACGATGGACTGGCTGCTAACGTCTATGGGCTCGCTGGACGAGACCGAGGAGTTGGCAACGGCGGTGAAGGTAGCCTTAGCCACCGACGGCTTGGCCTACGTCGATGACCAGCTTCCTGGTCTCGAAGATGACATCGACCGACAGGGTTGGTGGGGTGATCTTCTAGCACCTAACATATGGCCGGGAGCTTGGCCGATAGGAAGTCGATTGTGGCTGCTGCGGCGGTCCTCGATTACCGACTCGGCTTCGCGGCTAGGCTCGCTTTTGGAGCGGGCGGAACGCTATACGGTTGAATGCCTGCAGCCGTTTGTCGACAACAAGATTTGCTCAACTTTCGAAGTCATTGCCAGCCGCACCACTAAGGAAACTATCGTGGTGAACGTCACGATATTTCGCGGCCCGCTGACTGCCATTCAATTACAATTCCAAGCCCTATGGGATGAAGTTGGACAGTAACGATGCCCTGGACCACACCTACCTTATCGCAGGTGCGCGGGATGACCCGCGATGCCACGGCTGCCGCCTTGGCCACCGCAACCGTGCCGGTGCAACAAATTACGTCGCTGCTCAATCGGCAAGCTACTATCGGCAACTCGGTGCTGCGGGTGATGTGCGATGCCATGAGCGGGCTTGCACATTTGACGTTAAAATATCTGGACTGGCTGGCACTTCAGTTTTTGCCCGATACTGCTGAGACTGAGTGGCTGGACAGACATGCCAACATCTGGCTGGTGAACAGTGACTCGACTATCGGACGTAAACAGGCTTCGCTGGCGCAAGGCACCGTCACCGTTACGGGTGCCACCGGCTCAATAGTTCCGCAAGGCACCACGCTCACCAGCACCGGGCTGACTGGTTATGAAACATTAGCGCAGATCATCGTCGGTGCTACGCCAACGCCGATGCCGATACGCGCGCTCGATCCCGGTACTATCGGCAACTTGCCGATAGGCAGTACGCTTCCGTTTGATATCGCGCCTGCGGGCGTCGATCCCGACGCCACCGTGGTGGCGCTCTACGGCGGCACCGACCAGGAAACCGACGACGAACTCCGGGCGCGGGTTCTAAAAAGAATACAGGAACCCCCGATGGGTGGCGATGCCACGGACTATGAGCAGTGGTGTGAAGCCGTACCCGGCGTCACCAGGGCCTGGGCATCACCCTTGGAAATGGGCATGGGCACCGTAACAACCAGGTTTTGCATGGACGATTTGCGCGCTGACAGCAACGGCATTCCAACCGCCGAGGACGTGCTGGCGGTGCAGAACTACGTCGATACCAAGCGGCCAGTGGCGGTTAAGGACATCTTCGTCGTCGCGCCTATTCCATTCCCGATTAACTTAAGCATCAATCAACTCGTCACTGATAGTCCTTCGACCCGCGCCGGCATCGTGACTTCGCTACAGACCATGCTGTTCGAGAAGGCAGTTCCGGGTGAGACTATCTATGCATCATGGGTCGAGGCGGCAATCGCTGACACGGTAGGCGTCGATCATTTCGAGTTGGATTTTACGACTACGGCTATGCCATCCCCCGGCCACTTGGCCATCCTCGGATCGATTATCTATGTCGGCGGATAGGCACGTCCGGCGCGACGGCGACGATTACGCCTCCGCCCTAACCGCGCTGCTGCCGTGGGGCATGGCGTGGCCGCGCGACGACGACTCCGTTTTGATGAAAACGGTGCGCGGCTTGGCGCAGGTGTTTGGTTACGTCGATAGCCGCGCCGCCGACTTGCTGGAACGGGAAACCGATCCGCGTCTCACCATCGAGATGTTGAGCGACTGGGAGCGGAACTGGGGATTGCCAGACCCGTGTTTCAAAACCGCTCTAACAGTTTCCGAGCGGCAAATTTTGCTGGTTTTCAAGATGACGCTGCTCGGCGCGCAAAGCCGGCAGTGGTTCATCGATATAGCTGCATGGCTCGGTTATGACATTTCGATCACAGAATTTGCCCCATTTACAGCCGGCGTGTCACAAGTTGGCGATACGCGCGGCATGGAATTATGGAACGATAAGCCGGGGCAGCATCCAGAACTAATGGATGACTTTCGGTGGGAAATTGGCGCACCGGAAATGCGATTTCTTTGGCAGGTCCATGTCCATCTAGCACCGCTGATGTGGTTTCGGGTTGGGTCTGGCGAAGCTGGCGTGGACCCACATTTGCGTATCGGGTACGCGCAAGACCTTGAGTGCTTGATCAACCGCTGGAAACCTGCACACACCCTCGTAGTCTATGAC